AGTACACAAGCCTATCATACGGAAACGTATAAACAAGTGTGATGAGATACAGCGCGTGAAACGTAAGACCACCCACACACACCCTTTTTTTGTTCTGCGGATTAGGACGCGGTGGGGTGATGTATCACAACTAAGGAAAATAGAAGTTGAAGTACCATCAAATGGAATTTAGTACGAACTCCCTGTGTCAGAAAGGCTATAATATATATTAAATAGAAGTACAAAGCCGTAGGAAAGTCTTCTATCTCAACTACATCATCATCAAAGGAAAAGAATAATGAATAAAACAGAAGTAATTTGGTTCAAGCGAAATGGAACTCGTCCTAAGTAGAGCATATTCCGCAAAATCTCATAGCGTAAGACGCGCTGATAATGGATTCTATCCAATAGATTTGCCTATCCACGAACTCTTGCATCTGCGATGCGCTGATAGCCCCCAATTTCCAGAGTATTTTAGGTATTAAGGGGCGCTGTGCTAGGATAATGGCGCTGTATCCTAAGATATTTACCTCTTTCGTGGCGCTGTGTGGTAGTATCTTGATGTAACGTTATCACCTGTACGGGGTCGTACAGGGGTGTCCCCTGTAAATAGAGAGAGAATTAAAGTGTCGGGGAGAATAGCAAAACAAAAGAGAATGGCGAGAAGAAAAATAGAAGCACTAGAGTCTTATCTAAGTGGAGATAGTACTGTAGTGCCTCTACTTGAGGGTATGGGGATGCGTGAGGTTAACTCAACTATTGCTAAGATTAAGTTAGCTCAGTTGAGTCAGAGAGTCCAACCCTAAATACTCATAACGTAAGACGCGCTCTATCTCTCCTTAAAGTATGGATTGTATGTTGGGGGCATAGAGGGGATAGTGGCAGAATAATCTTGCCTAATGTATTCTTCAGTAGCTTGTCCAAAGTATTGTTGTTGAGGGACTGCTTGCTGTGGTGGCACTCTGCTTATTACCGTAGATGGGTACTCTTGTGCAGTAGGCTCATGATGTTGGGGCTGAGGTTGAACCATAGAGCCTAGAGCAGAACACAATTGAGCTAGAGTTACCATAGAGTTGTTCTTGCCTTGCATGGAGGACATGACAAGAGATTGCAGTTCAGGTGAGCCAATACGCTTGAGCAGTTCGTAGTAAAAAGGCATGAGGTCATTCTCCCGTTCGACTAACTCATTAATGAGGTATTGGTCGTCCCATTCGTGGAGGGAGCGATGTTTGTGGTTTGGTTCTGAGGACATAGATGCTGCTGTGTTGATGATGGTAGAAATGTTGTCAACTTTAGTATGGAGGTACATGACAGCATTAGTGATTTCGCCGAGCTTGTAGTCAATGCTGTCAAGTGCCAATTTAGAAGGATTAGATTTAGGGTAGTAATCTTCTTCTACTTGTACTTGTTGACGATAGCTAGAACTAAAAGCAACTGCTCTAGGGTCGTACTCAGGTGGTTTTAGCGTTACAACATAAGGTGGGTAATCAGGGTCTGGCTCATCAAGGCTAGGGTCTGCAATGGAGTCTAGGTTTTCGAGGTGTAGCTCCTCACCTTTAGGAGCGTTTGCTGCTGCGTTGGCAAGTGCTAATTCTAGTGCGTCTGGCATATTGGGGATATACTTAGGTTAGTTAATTGTTTTATCCTATAGCGTAGCGTCTCTTGACTTTTGCCAGCAACTATGAACAGTACTAATCGAAGGGCTTCAATACTAGATGACCTCATAGAAGGATTTAAGCAGGACTTTAATGTAGCTCGTAGAGAACAAAAGGCTGCCTTCGAAAATATAGGTGGTACTCAAGGTAGGACCACTGCACAGAACATAGGTGGTTTTGTAGGTAGAGTAGCCTCTGACATTGTAGGGGATGACACTAGAAGCCTGTACTGGAAATACAATCACCCATTAGGCATCTCTAGCTTCAGTGGCAGTAATGCACTTAAGGTGACAGGGATGCCAGTAGGTTATCAAGCTTTGGGTGGTGCTGCTCTAGCTTTGGGGGTTATGCCTATAGCATCGGGCAACTTTGATATAGGTAATTTAGGAGAGTTTGGAAGACCTAAAGGATACAGTGCCTTGTTCGCTGACCCAACTGACCCTACTAAGACAACTAATCCCTTAGGTGAATTTGCAGGGCGATACTTCATTGGTAGGAAAGGTAATCTACTGCCCTATGACCAGCTAGTTAAGGAAAGACCCGATGTTACGCCTGAGATGTACGCTGAAGCTAAGGGTTCTAGTGGGTACATGGCTAAGGACTTCTTTGGATTGCAAGATGACCCTACTAAGTCAATTGCTATTGGTACTGGTCTAGGCGCTGCACTTGGAGCTTATCAAAGGAGAGGTAGGTATAGTCGTGGTGAAGATGGACGTATTAAGGTAGAGCCTAGAGTTGTGACTGCGCCTGAGAACATACCTATATCTAAATGGACTGACGAGAAAAGACCTGTAGCTGCTGATATTGAGTCCATAGGTAGGTTCTGGGTTGACTCACCTAAGAGAGTTGAGATGGGCAGACCTGAGAACTTGATAGCTGGCGCTCTCAAAGGTGGTGCTATAGGTGGACTTGTGGGTGCTGTAGTCCCTAGCCTAGCTGAGTTAGGTGCTATTAAGACACAGAAGTCTTTGAGTGGCGAAGATTCGATAAGTCTCTTAGGGTATGAAGTACCTATGAGTGCGGCACTACTTACTGCTGGTGCTGGTGTTGGACTTAACTACTGGGCTAGAAAACACTTTAGACCTAATGACTTTAATACTGAGAACGTTGAAGCTGCTATTGACCAGTTTCAATCTAAGAGGCATGACACTCAAGACTCAGTTAAAGGGCTTAATGTTAGGTATAACCCTAGTACTAAAGAGTGGGTTTATATACCCTCTGTACTTTAGTAGTTGTGCGGTATGATTAGAGCAAAGATAAGGTATTAACTTATGATTCAAGATGCAATGGCTAAGTATGGGAGCTTAAACCCATACCTAAAGTATGGCATTCCTGCGGCAGGGCTAGGTGCTATTGGGTTAGGTGCTATGGCTTTAGGCGGTGGTAATCCACAACAACCAGCTATTCAAGCAGCACAAGCAACGGGTCAACCTAATGCTAATGAGATGTCGATGGTTGGGGATAATGTCAACCTGGCACTACGCCGTCAAGTGTATGGAGACCCTTTGAGTGACATGGAAGCTTTACAACAAGCAGCCAAGTTAAGTGGCAAGCTCTACGACTTCCCTGAAAAGAAGGAAAAGGCAATCCGTGATGCTGAGATTGAAGGGCAACTGATGGCACTTCAAGCCGAAGCCTTGAGACAACAATACTTGAACTAGGTGAGAGATGATTAGAATCGACCCTACTGGATTAAAGAATCGTATCCCTCAGTTTATTGACAATCCTTACACTCAGTTAGGACTCAACTATGGGATAGGCGCTGGTATTGGTGCGTTAGGTCAAGTCGGCTACAATGCTGTAACTGGTACTAACAACGCTAACCCTTTAATTACGGGACTACAACTAGCTCCTCTCCTTGGAGGACAAGGTGTATCTCGTATTATCAACACTGACGCTCTTAATCAGCTAAGAGCTAAGAATGAATATATTAAGATGCTAGAGAGTGGTAGTGAAGCATCCCTCTATGGTGGAGTTATTGCTAACGTGGGTAACGCTATCACTGGCGGTAGAGACATAGACACAAATATGGTAGGTGCTGTGGGATACTACGGTCAAGCCATGCCACTAGCTAAAAAGATATGGGGTAATGTATTTCCTGTAACCGCCAAATTGGAGGGAGTTAATGTTACCTAAAAGCGTACTACAACAACTAGCTCAAGACTTTACTAGCCCAGTTACAGGGTTAAGTGATTACGCTGTAGGCTACGGGCTTGGAGCTTTAGGTCAGCAAGGCATGAACTGGGCTACAGAAGGCTCTGACCCTAACCCATTGATATCAGGTCTATTGGGCGCTCCTATCAATAGAACTCTTAACCAAGTCCAACGAGGGAATATCTTAGGCGCTGCTGCGGCTCAAGGTATGTCTAGAACTCCTTTCTCTCAAGCTATTGGTAATGCTTTCCCTAAGTTTTATCAAGATAATGGCAGTATTATGGCTAGTGAGTACTTGATGAAAAACTCACCTGTAGAGCTAGGTCTAGGCACTGCTGCAATGTTAGGCGCTGTACCTGTAGGTGCTGCTACATCCATATATAATGTGGCTACTGATGGTACTGACTACGACAACAACCTAACATCAGCTATTGGCGGTCTAGTTGCTCTTGCCCCTATTACTTACTCAATCATGACTCGTAGAGGAAATAAATGAACTCACTTAGAAGATTACTAGCTGGCACTGCTGACCCACTGACGCAACAAATAGCTGACTATGGGGCTGCTACTGCATTAGGTATTGGTGGTCAGCAAATAGCTAATATGGTAACTGGCGGATCTGACCCTAACCCATTGATATCAGGCGCTTTGATGGCTCCATCTCTAGCTTTAGGGCTTAGAGGTGGTAGAGCAGTAATGGCTGATACTCCTTATGGACGCAAGGTAAACAAAACCTTAATGGCAGAACAGCTTAACAACCCTTACTCTCAAGCGGCACTATATGGCTCTGCTGCTTCAATGGTAGGAGGTGGAGCTACTAACCTACTAAATACTATCTCAAGTGGCGATGACATTGACCCTAACAATGTTGCTATCGGACTAGGCTTATTAGGTGGGACATTCCCTATTGCCGCGTCAATGATGTCAGCTAACCGGCCTAGAGTAGATACTTCATTTCAACCACCAAATAGGGCCGTGGGACTAGGCGCTACCTCTAGTGGTACTTATGCTTATGACAGTGTAGATGCACCTTACTCTAAGTACACTGGTAGACCCGCATGGTCAGGTGAAACTGGTAACGCTAAGAATCAATCAGCTCCGCAACGACCAGTGACTATCGACCTAGACGCTCCTTGGGGTGACTATGTTGAGCAAGTTAAGAGAGCGTCTAGCTCACAACCATCAAGTAGTCCTTCCATCGCAAGCAACTTACCTCAAGGTCGTAGAGGCGGTGACCTAGCTGTAGTGCCTCGTAATTCAGTCGTGACAGTGCCTCCATTAGCCCCTTGGGATATAGCATCATTAGAATATGATGTTAGGAAAAGAGGATTTTCCACTCCAATGACTCAAAACAAATATCCTTACGAGTCAGGACTTTACAAAACGTATGATGCACTATGACCTACTCCTACCTCAAACCACGTCTAGCCCAACTCATCCCAGAGTTGGCTAATAATGAGACAGCACTTAGACTGGCTCTACCAGCCGTTATTGGTGGAGCTACTGGTCTAGGCGCACTTGCCTACAATGCTGTAGCACCCTTAGATGTTGACCCCGTAGGCTTAGCTGTCGGTACTGGTCTAGCACTAGGTACACAAGGACGTACTCCTTATAACTATGCTGGTTTAACTGCACTAGGGCTAGAGGGCGCTAGATATCTTAACAATGCCTTCACCAACACTAGAGACACCGAAGCATTACCACTTATAGCTATGGGTATAGGTGCTGGCGCTTTGGGTTTGAGAGAAGCCTTGAGGAGAGGTACGCTTAGATATGAAGATGTAGGATTCCCCACTACAGGACGCATGGCTCAAGACTTGGGAAAGCCTGACGCTACTACACCTATCACTGTTGATGATGTAGTAGCTGCTCCTCCCAAGCCCCCAACTAAACCTACTAAACCTACTCCTAAGCCTAGAACTGCCGCTGACTCAACCATAGCTCCTGTTGACCCTAACACTGGAGATGTATCAGTAGTAGTGCCATCTAATCCTAACTTATATCTAGCTCGTAACTTAGGCGTAATGGCTCCTAGGCTAACCAAGCAAGGCATAGAAAACTTAGGGGACTATGCTAGTGAAAGTTTGCAAAGGAAAGCTCAACTATCCTATGACAGCCCCATTGATTACTTTGATAACCTAGTTGACCCTGAAGACCTATTTAAAGAGTACGGACTTAACACTGTGGTAGTTAATCCTAGTAGGATGCTAGTTGATAGGAGATTACTTGAGAATAGGACCGACTTACTTAATCAACCAGTAGTTCAGATAATACCCTCAACCTTAGACAAAGAACACTCTGAGCTAGTTAAGAGAGGTTTAGCCAAGGCTGGGCAACCACATCCTAATGTTAGAGCCTATGGAGTTGAGACAATAAATGAGTTAGGACGTGGGACTGATACTACCCCTAGCCCGTCTAACCCATTTGGTTATTACAACAAAGCTAAGGAATGGGAATGGGATAGTAACGTTGACCCTAGAGTAGCAAAGGCTGTTATAGATGCTAATGGTGGTAGAATTGCTGTTAACTTAAACAATATGAAACCATTGGATACTGTAGAGCAGAATGACCTATACCTAGATGCTTTGGGGTTAACAGGCATAGGTGCTTATACTCCAACAGCACCATCTATACCCAAGCAGACTTATTATCCTCAATACAACAAAGACTATAGCGTGAGCAAAAGACCCATGAGAATAGCTAAACAAGGAGACAACTAATGGCAGGATTTTTAGCAGCATTACCCTTAGTAGGCAAACTCCTCAAGGGTGGGAGCTTACTCAGGTCAGCCTATGGCGGTGGTATGGGTTTAGTTAACTTAGGCATGGACGTGATTCCCCTAGCAATGGACATAGCAAACAACGATGTTGGCTTAAAGTCCTTCAGTTCCTTTGGTGGGACTCTCCTAGGGACTAAGTTTGGTGGTAGAGAGTTGAATCGGGCTGGCGAAGACTTGCTTAAAAGAAAGGAAAGACTAGCTACTGCTGAATACACAGCTAGAGCTATGAACAACAATAGAACGCCTCAGCAGCTAGGTCTACCTAGTGGTAGAAGTCCTGTCAATGCTCGTAAACCTCAGTATGGAGAGACAGGTACTTTTCTTGAGCGCAACCCCGATGCCAACAAGTTTGTTGACGACAGGGTATCTATGCTTAGGGAAGGATATCTAAATGACCCTCAATACTCCCGTCAAGGATACAATATGCCGATAGGGTTTGCTGCTGATGCTGGTTTGTATTCACTAACTGCTGGCATGAATAAACCTAAGCCTACTGATTTTGAAACTTTGATGATGCAAGGTCAATCAGTTAGCCCAGTTACTAGATATATGCAAATGACAGGAGGATTGTAATGAGTTACCCACCAAACTACGGCGGCCCCCAACCCTATCAAAACGAGGAGTTTACTAAGGCTCTTGAACTAGACAAGGGAGGCTATCTTAGAAATAGGGTAAGCGAGCAAGCTCCTGGGGCATCGTTTCTTTTTGGAATGCATTTTGGGGGTGTTAATAATAGCAACCAACCTAACTTATTCTCTAGCGCCAAGCCTTTAACCCCTGAAGAAGAAAGGTCTGCTCGGATATTAGGTTATAACCTTGAGGAGATTAAGAACCCTGCTTGGTTCACTCCTTCATTTGGTTTAGCATCAGCGTTTGAGAGGAGTAAAGTACTTAATGACCCTCAAATTGACAAGAACAGGAAAGAAATGATTCTTGCCCAAAGCGCTGCCAAAACAAATCAAGCTAAAGAATCTAGACAGTTTGCTTTCCAAGAAAGGGACAGGGAGGATACTCAAAAGTTCAATCTCAACCTCAACACTCAAAACCTTGATGCTAGAGCTAAGGAAGTCCAAGAACAAGGTAAACTTAATATGAGGCAGTCAATGATTGACTCTGTTAACGCTAGAGCCTTAGCTATTACAAGTACCCCATTTAGAAGGTTGACGCAATGAGTTCTATAATTGAAGTTGGCAAAAGCTCCATACGTAAAGCTAATGCCTCTATGGTTGAATCTCGCATAGGCAAAGTAAATCCTGCTACTGGCAGGAATTGGTTTGAAGTGCCTAGTGCAGAATATCAATCATGGGAAAACAAAAAGGCTGATAGAGCTTTAGCTGATAGGCAGTCGATTGGCAACCAAGACATTAACCAAGAGCGCAGAGTGCTAACTGAACTACAGCCTTTAGCTAATAATGAAGCTAATCGTGCTTATGGCATGAAGTTAGACAATGATAACCGTGCTTTTGGTGTTCAACTTGCTACTCAGTTCCCATACAAGAAATATGAAACTGAAACAACTGCTGCTAGAGAAAGTATGAGTGATACGTTAAGGACTATGCCATCATTCCTTAATCGAAACACAGCCGTCAAACCACAACAATATGTGAGCTTCTAACTATGGCTTTAACTATAAACGATGCTGTTAAACAGCTAGAATCTAAATATGGAGTCGGGGCAAGTAATGGTAACAACCTTGCTGCCCGCACAGCTAACTCTAATGCAACTCAAGCTCGTATGGGATTAGGAGATACGTCTAACACCCCTGGACGTAATGACTTTAGTGCATCACAAGCGCAGTCAACTAACGCTAATAACAATGCTGTTAGTTCAAGCCCTTACTTCCAAAGGAGTGTAGCTGAAGACAATAGGAATTTTGCTGAAGATACCCGTAGGTTTGATGCAACATTAGGAGCTAAATCATCAGCCATAGCTAACGAGCAATCAACCCTACGCTATCAATCAGACAATCAACTATCAGGGACTAAGTACAACGCCGATGCTGGTGTTAAGTCAACACAAATAGGTGCTGATGCTCAAGTAGCGTCAACTAGATTACAAGCTGACGCATCACGCTATGGTGCGGATAAGTCTGCAGAAGCTTCTATGTATGGCGCTGACAAAGGATATCAAGCATCTATCTATGGTGCTGACCGCAACTTAGAAGGCAATAGATATGTAGCTGACTCTAACGTAAGGTCATCTCAAATAGGAGCTAATGCACAAGTTGATTCTGCTCGTATTGGTGCGGATGCTTCTAGATTCAATACCTTACTAAGCACTGGAGTTGGCTTCTTTAATTCATCTCAATACCGTCCAACATTTAATAGGTAAAGATTATGACATACCCAACAGTTGGCACTGCTGTAATAAGAAGTCACCAAATGCGTCAGCAAATGGAGCCTAGTACAAGGGCATTCCTTCCCCCAACGAATTATGCTATTGGTGGCTATCAAACTACTATTGACCAAAGAGGTTCATCTTCATCATCGGCATCTTCTGGCACTGGCTTATCAACATCTAGTTCCAGCTCATCTAGTTTAGGCTCTAGCTCAATAGGGGACTTAAAGAATGTCTTTACTGAGCTAGGCAATATCTCTGAGACTAAGGCACAAAATGACCAACGCCGCTTTAGAGAAGACCTACCCTTTCAATCACGTATCTACCAAGACTTTGATACTGAAGCTGCTAAACGCACAGAGGGTATTGACACTAGGGCTAGGGAACAAAACTCCAACCTAACTAAAGACCGTATGAGATTACAGTCAACCCTAAGCAAAGATGAAGAAGTTAACAAAGGTAAGGTTCAAGTCAGCACCACTGGTCAAACTAGAGACGCTGACTTAAAGAGAGCTTTGAGTGTGTTGCCTAGGAAGTAACTTCAATGCCAAAAAACTTGTTATTCTTAACCCCCTGAGTGTAGCCTTCTATTGTTTTGTAATAAATGTTTTGCTTAATATCAGCATTGATTGCTGTAGTCCAATATTGAACTCCGCAGTCATAAGGGATAAAGATACAGACATCTAAGTTCCCTCCTCCATTTTTATCTAATTCTTGTAACTGAGTTAACAAGTCGCTAACAGTCATATATTTAACCTTATAACATCACACCCTAGCGTAGCGCTTATGGCAACATCAGGAATGCGTAATCCATCTCATAGACCCAAACAATATCCTGATGCTGTACCAGCACATCAGGTAATACAGTCGTTCTTCACTCAACAACCAGACTTCTCCTTGGAGGCTGAGTTTACTTTGCTATGCAAACGTAACCCTAAAGAGTATGGTCAACACTTAGCTTGGTTAGTTAAGAATGGCTGTGTGTGTTCGATACCTCAAATCAAAGCATGGCTAAAGGTCAAAGGCATTAAAGCTGGCACTGAAGCTGAACAAATGAACTCTAAGCTAGAAGAGTACGCTGGAGTTGACTTTGTGGGGGGACTTGAGTCTATAGCCGTAAGAACAGCTACCCTAACCTTTAACTATGCAGAGATAATTCAACAAAAGCTAGATGGCGGGGATTTAACTGAACCACAGATACAAAGCATTATTGCCCAGTATCCTGCGGTGGTAGGTCAAACTAAACAGATACTTCAAGCCTTAGCACAAGTCAAAGAGCGTACAGGTGAACGTGAGCTACTACTAGCTGGTGCTGATAGGATGAGGTCTTTGGTACTCAATATGCTTGAGAAGAACTCACCCTTTAGACCAGCACTAGAACAGTATTGCCAAGCTGCTATTCAAAGGATTGCGGAAGAGGTTTAAGGTTCATGGGTGACATAAATATGTGGCAAACCCATTTGTATGCCTTTCTTTTTGTAGCCTAAATCAGAGGAGTCTGGGCTGAAGTAATCTGCTTTTATGTCAGTAGTCCAGTCATCTAGTCCTTCTTCATATACAACTACATCCAACTCACCATGCCCTTGAGCGCTCAGAGTTTGTAGTTGTGCAATCAATTCATTAACTGTCATAAATCACCAATCCAATATAGTTTGTGTACTTACGGTCTTAACAGCCCTGTAGTTGTTGTAGTGAAAGGTATCACGACACCACTTTAAACGCCCAACAGCTTCGGCTTCGCTTAGGTCTTTGTCGTAAGGATGGATTCTCCAATCACCTACTTGATGTGTACTGTGCTTGCTATTAGCTTTAGGTGAGTATTCAATGTGACAAGTTACTGTACTATCAGCCATTTGGATTACCACTCATAGCAACTAATTCCTTAATCACCTTATACATCCTAAACTTATAGTTAGGTTGCTTTTCTTGCCAATAATGCCACATCTCAATAGCTGTAGTCTCATCACAACCAAGGTCGGCGTAATGCTCCCAGTTATCATCATTGGTAATACAGCGCTCTAATACAAAACTAGTCATCTTTACTCCTATACTTTAAACTATCTCCTAGCGTAGCGCCCCCTATGGCAAGATTCAGACCATCCACATCCCTTGGACTTCAGATACAAGCTGATGTTATTTACCATACTAAAGCTGCAACACAAGCAACTCAACCCTTAGTCCTTAAAGCTAGACAAAATACCAAGGAGGGATTCATAGCCTTTAGAGAGTATGTATGCTTCCCTCAAATAAGTGCCAACGAAGAAGGTGTTGAGGATATCAATGACCTAGCGGCACATAAGTATGCTAGACCACGACATCATAGTGAATGGATGGACGAGCTATTCACTGGCAAAGATTCACGTTGCCTTAAAGGAATCGGGGGCGATAACACTTTAATCTTAGCCCCACGACTAAGTGCTAAGTCTAGGTTCATGACTGAGTGGATTGCACATCAGATAGGCGTACAAACTGAAGCTGGTATTCCCATCAAAGTGTTAGTTATCTCCTACTCAATTACCATCAGTACCCAAAAGTCCATAGAAATAAAACAAATCATTGAGTCAGATAGATTTCAACAAGTATTCCCTAACGTCTCTAAGGGCAAGAGATGGTCTGATGAAGTGTGGGAGATAGATAAACGTAAGGCAGGACTACAAGCATTAGGTGAGCCATATACCCTAGCTTGTGCTGGCATTGTGGGTAGCGTTACTTCAAGACGGGCGCACATCATCCTTTTTGATGACCTTATCAAATCACCTGCGGAAATTGAAAACCCAACGGTCAGAGAAAAGATGGCTAGTACCTACCACAACGCTATCAAACCCACTATGTTCCCTGGGGGTAGGCAAATATGTATTGGTACACGAATGTCTGCTGACGACCTCTATGCAACTGAGTTCAACACAGAGAAACGTTGGAAAGTAATTGAGCAGCAAGCCATAGTTGAAAGCGATGATGGTAAGGAGATTAGCTACTGGGAAGAGTTCATCCCACTTAAACACCTACTCACCCTACGCGACCCCGATAAAGGTGGTGACCCTATATCCTTTAGCTTCCAGTACCAAAACAAGATTGTCTCTATTGGCGGTCTAGCAATACCCCCTGAATGGATTCACTACGACTACCCAGAGAAGGTAAGTGCCTATTCTAGATTTGCTGTAGGTACTGACTTAGCTGACTCAGTTAAGAAGAAGGCTGACTTTACTGTATTCACGCTAATGGGACGTGTAGGCAATACTCATAGTGGACGTATTGATGTACTTGGTAGCGCTAGGTTCAAAGCCTCTGGGAATATAGCTAAGCTAAATCAACTACTGATGCTCCTCTATGACCATGACTTACTAGATATAGATGAGGATGGTTGGACTAATCCAGATGACCCTATAGCGCAACAATTCCCTATTAAGTATTGCAGTCGCCCTAACATCTATATCGACATCTACTTAGAAGATGTAAGCCAACAGTTGTCTATCATGGCTGACTTTAATGCACTCATCAAAGTAGCTATGGGTATTCATTCTATACACCCTAGACCGCTCAAGCTCAAAGGAGACAAGAGAGAAAGACTTATGGCTGTTAGTGGCGCATTGCAAGTTGGCAATATTACCTTTAATAAGTTTAAGTACTCTCCCTCTCAATCAACTATCAAAGAGCTATTATTCTTTGGTTCAACGCTGCATGATGACTTTGTTGATTCTTTAACGTGTGGAGTTATTGGGTTAGGCTATCGTCTGCCCCTATCTTAGGTTCAGTACCTCTATGCATTGATTTAATCTTTGCTGCTATTGATAGATAGTTAACTCCCATATGCTCATTGCATAAGCACACTGGGCTATAGGATGTTTCCACTACCCAATGTGCTGTGCGGGTGCATTTAATATAATCACACTTAGTTCTCATTGACCTTGACCTGCTCTATTAACTTAGCCACAAACTCACCTAAATCATCGTAGGCTTCATCCTCTGTTTTAACGGAATTACCTATGTAGATGTTTTTAAGAGTCCCTTCGCCAATTAACTGCAACACCCAGTAGTAATATTCAGGTCTTCCATACCTAGAAACAGTAACAATATCAATTGTGTGCTTACTCATACATACCTCTAATTCTTCCCCCCATAGCGTAGCGTCTTGAGGGTAATGTACACTGTAGGTAATTAATAACTAGAAGACACACATGGAAACAGGACAAGTCGTACAAAGCTTTATCGACAGAAGAAACTCTGGTAGTGAGTCAATGGTTGTACCTAACCATATTAAGCAGATAGTCTTGTTCATGACTAGGCAAGGGTTAGAGTTCCTTGTAGACCAAGACACTCCTGACGAGAAGAGACGTAAGTTCATAGATAAGACTATCAAGCAAAATAAGCTAGATATGTATTACCAAGGTATAGCATCACTGTTCATAGCAACTGGTGGTGTTCTATGGCTAATGCAACCTACCTTAGACGGCTACTCAATCTATTGGTTTCATAGTGGCAAGGAGAACAACTCAATAGATGATGTCAAATCTCAGTACATGGTGTTCTACTCTCCCAATGGTAGAGAGATGCAAGAGGTAGTTATTAGATATAAGTACTATGACCGTAGTGCTAACTCCCTCTATCTAAGCCAAAGCACCAATGGGCAAGAAAGATGGGTACGACTTCGAGTAAAGACTGACACTGTTACTCAAGAGTTCTTTGCTGCTGAACCACCCCTAGACGTACACTCTATGTCTAGCAACTATGCACCCCCACTCCAAGTTAATTCATTCATCAACACACTAGGCTATATCCCTTGTGTTGAGTCACCTAACTTACCCTATTTCCCTGGGGATGCTGGGCGCTCTGACTTTGCTATGGTTAGTGACCAGATTGAAGCTGAAGATACAGTGCGTGGTGCAATCATGCAAAATATCTTTACCTTTGGCAACCCTACCCTAATCACTACGCGCTCTAGAGAGGAGGTGATGCAAAAGACTACTGAGATAGGTACTCAGAGTTGGGCCGCATCACAAGGCTTTAAGGACATTAACTCTGTTCGTATTGGCGGTAGGCGTAATGATGGTGGTTGGGCCGCACGGCAACATGAGAAGATAGTCCCCGTTATTGGTAACGTAGGTGCTGATGAAAGGTTTGGCTATGTACTACCTGACCCCGTTAGCCCTGACCAATCTAGGTTTGCTGATACTTATCGCACTGCATTACACGGAGCTTTAGGTGGTATAGACCCTAATGACCAGTCGTTCTCTACCTTTGGTGAAGTGAAGTCTCTCTATGGGAAAGTAGCTGCCACTGCTAACATGAAGTCCCTAACCCTTTGGAAGAACGGGCTATGTAGAATCCTTGAGCTATGTGTAATGCATGAAGAAAAGCTATACATGGAGCAATTCAAACAATGGCTCTTAACTCAAGACCCCAAGATTGACATCACTCAAGTAACTCAACAGCAAATTGAGCAGTTAATTTGGCAAGATGGTATTGAAGCGCCTATCAATGTGGGACTACAACCCTTTGGTGATGTAGGTGTTTCTTATCGTTATAACGGTGATGTGTTTGAGGACTCACCTGATGACAAACTCAAGAGAACTATCTACACTCGGAACCTCCAAGAACTAGGTGTAGGTAGTCTTGAAGCTCTTGATGCTGTATTCCCTGACCTATCCCTCAAGGAAAAGAAAGCTAAGTTATCGGGTATTCCTTTCAGGGTCGGCAATGAGTATTTAGGTATCATGAATAATCTAATGCAAATGCACATTCAACTAACTCAGGTAGAAGACCCATATAATGCTGGCAAAGCGCTAAGTATGCGCTATGATATGACTAACCTAATGGACTCAGTTTACACGGTACTTAAACGTGAGTTCTCCTACGGCGCATCTTATGATGAAGCTGACAATAAGGATAATCCTTTAACCAATGGTACAAGCACTCCAAGCCTACTCTCCCCAAGTACAAGTAGCCCCATCACCACAGGTAGTAGCTCCACAGGGCAGCCCACAGTGGCAGTCTCAACCTCAACTGGTGAACCCTTACCTTTCGACTGGGCTAACCCCCCAGTACTCCCATCCTCAGCAATACGCACCAACACCTCAGGGTTGGATGCAAGCTACAACTCAGCAAGTAGTAGCGCCGCAGTACCAGCCCAATCCAGTTCAGGATTACTTAGCTCTGAACTCGGTTCCTTCCCATTATTCACAAAACCTAACTTCTCAACAACCACAGTTATCCCCCCAGTACAGCCCGAAGCTAGACCTAAACGCTCCAAGCGGAAGGGATAGCCAAGGTAATCCACTAGCATCAGTAATTGAACTAATCAATAGTTTTGGTGGTGGTAGTCCTGAATTAGCTATTGCTCGTATTCACCAACAGTTGATTCATCGTGAAGACCAGTTGGGTGAAGTAGTTGCCTATACTCAAGCCCTAGAGAAAGAAGCTATCCAAATGGGTAACATTCTCTCTACACCTGAGAACACTGGCTATTGGCTTCAATACCAAGAGTTCCACCTAGCACAACTCCCAGAGGTGATTAACTTCCGCAATGCTTATCCCCAAGCTACCTTTGAGCAGTACTACGACTACTTGGTCAAATCCAATCAACCTCAACTCCAACCACAACCTCAATACCAAGGTGAGCCATCAGTACAACCCACATTCAATCAAATGGACATGGGTGTAGGTAATGGTGCTGCTCCTCAAGGTGGTGGTCGTGGTCGTATGGTTGACGTACTGAGATACCTTGACACAAACCACTTTGGTCAAGCTATCTCTCAATTGGCTTAGAGACTAGAGAGGCTAAGTCAACAAGGCTAGAGACTGCGCTGACTATCTCATGGGTATCATTACCAGTCTGCAAGTCAGCAATGAGCTTAATCTGACTTTGGATTAGCCCATGAATGCCTTGCAGTTCTTCAGTGGTTAGTCCTGTAACTAAGACAGATTTAGATAGAGCTTCAACCTTGTCCCTCAAAGACAAATTATCATTGCTCAACCTATCTATCTCGGCTTTCTGCCTTTCAATAATCATTGCTGTTTCAGTCTGATTAAACATAGCTCATTTCTCATAACATCATCCCCTCCCGTAGGGACTCCGCTTACACCTTACCCAGTCCTAAGAAATGACATTTAGTTCTCAGTTAGAAGTTATCTTGGGTGTGGAGCTATACCGCCCACGCCCGCAGTACATTGCACGTTACGTCATTCAACCCCAAATCGTTCACGATTGGTCAATGCAACCTGGTTCGACTGCTCGTATGAAGCGCTTTGGTTACTGGAATGACCCTGGTTCTTATACCCTCTCTGCTCGTCAACGCGATAAATCACAAGTTATCGGTACTGGTGGTGGTCGTGGATTACCAGAAGAAAGCGTAACTATTACTCTCCAAGAGTTTACTGGCCCTGCTACTGGTAATAGCGCCAACCCTAATGAACCAGGTGTACTCAAGATTAATATGTATGACCTCATGACCATGCAGAGAAATCTGTATGACATGAGTCGCGCAGACCAGTTTCATCAATCCATTGGCTCTGAAACCCTCTTTGAAGACTACCGCCGTTGGAAAGACTCTATCTACATTGGTCTAGCCCTATCCGCTAACCCAGCTACCTCTACTACTGGTCAAATGGCTAACGATTCTGTAGGTGGGTACTACAACCCTGCTGGTGTTGCCAATGGTGGTACTTACAACGCATCTACAGGCGCACCACGATTAGACTTTACTAGAGACGTACTCAAGGTTGTCTCTGATATGCGTACTCGTTTAGTGCCTCCTTTCCAAAGCAACTTTGGTGATGTCTATCATGGTTTGGCTGGCCCTGGGTTTATGCTTCAACTGCAACAAGACTCGCGCTTCCTCCAAGTAACTAGATACCCTGGCATTCCAGTGTCTATGTTGCCTACGAGCGCACAGTCAGCCACACTACCACAAATGATGCCCTTGCAAGATTGGACAATGAGTCCTAATGAGCTAGTCAAGACTGGTGGCTTCTATGGTCAAACTGGCTTCATGCACTCTATGGTCATGCCCCTAGGCTTTATCATGGGCGGTGTGCGTTGGTTTGAAACTACTAACCTACCTAAAATCCCAGTTACCCTAACTACTTCTGGTCTAGCATCACAAGGTTATGCTGATGGTAGTGCAGTAGTACGTCAAGCTGAGTGTGCAATCATCATTGGCAGTAACGCTATTGGTGAAGCTATTTGGGGTGAAGGGCCAAGAGTCAAGCTAAACAACAACACTGACTATGACCGCTTCCTAATGGCTATTTGGCAAGAGTACGGTGGATACACTCTACTCAACTCCAACAACATCACCGTGATGCGTACCTTCCAACCATTCTAGAGCGCCACTAAGGATGTGAGTATTAATTCACATCCTTAGGAGCTAGTTAGAAGGCTTAAGCAAGTCCATTAGCATTCTTAGACCAGCAATAGCCCTGATTATTAAATCAAGTTCGTATTGCTCCATTGCATGAGGCTTCTTCATTTCGTAATCGCATCTCAACTGTAATTCATTGAGAATTGTGATTTGATTGGACACCAAATCTCTAATATCGTCTAGTTGTTTTTGGTCTAATTCACTCATACTTAATTCCCATAACATTAATCCCTAGCGTAGCGCCCCTTATCCCTTACCTTTACCCATAGAACTATGTCAGCAACATTCGGTAACTACATTGGCTCTGAGAACGCTGGTCGTCTCATTAACACACCTATCTCTGGTTCCCTAGGAGCTATTAGTGGTGTGTTTCGAGTAACTACCACACCTCAAACCGTCATCACTGCGCGCGTACCCTCTAACCCACTAGGCACTGATTCCCTAGCTGGTAGCGAACTCCTCACCATCTCTCCTAACCTAATCATCCCTGATGGTGCTTACGTTACTGAGGTTACTTGGATGCTCCCTGCAAGTTCCTTTAACCCTGCATCTCAAGCCTATCAATACAACGTATTAACTGGCACTTCTACCAATACACTCAAGGTTGCAACTGCTGACCAAGGTGTAGCTGGTACTGTAGCTAACTCTCTTGGTGGTCTATCAGCACAAATTCAATCTACTGGCAACTTCTTAGCTGCTGACCATTTCACTGTCCTTGGCAAGGTAATTAACCCCTTTGCTAATGAAGCTAGTGCGGTAACAGGTCTAGGTGCGTACTCATCTCTTACTGATGCACAACGCACTGTTAACCTGTACTCAACTGTTACTGCTGGCACTAGCGCTGGTAGTGGTATCTATGTAGCTAATATCCCTACGGGGTTTGGTTATCCTCAATATGTGGATGTCCCTATCCAAATCAAGTATTGGCTACCTCCTACTGTTGATGCACTCTCCTTCATCTATGGTCAGATTATCTAGAGCGCACCAATAGATGTGAATATCTTAGAAAGCCCTTTCCTACTATGGATGGGGCTTTTCTGTGCCTAATGCTCTCTATAGACTTTAAAGGTGTAAGTATCTACACCCTTCCTTCTAAAGCAAGCAACTATGTACTTGTACTTAATGCTAGGGTCACTAGGCTTAAACGTTGATGCGTAACAATATTGCTCTGTATCTACATTGCCTGTACCAGATATCTTGCCGCTAGCTATCACTTTATTAACCATACTTACAGCTTCGTAATCACTTAGTCCATCGGCATTGTTGTGGATAATAATCTTACTCATCAACAACCTCTGTAGTTGTGAAAATCGTTTGCTTAACTAATCTGTGTTGTCTTGGTCTTCTGGCTCTATAAGCTGCCAATAATCGTAAAGCGAAAGGAAGATTATCATCTATGTCAGAATTTGCACTTGCTTGAGTCCATTCGTCTGTAGAGGTTAAATGTTCAATGACATATTTAACTTTAATTGTTTCCATATATACTTTTAGTCTTTAATTCCCCCATAGCGTAGCGTAGGGTATCATTGAACTAACACTATTATTGACCTGATATGGCTAACCGCATTGCATCGCAAAACCCATTTATCCTACTCCCTCGCTATGGTGAGAAGTATGAGGGCATGGCTAGGCAAATTAAGGATGTTATAGGTGTTGCTAGACAACAAGCAAGAAGTCCTGAAGACTTAGCCTTTGCGGAGTATGTAGCTTCTAACACGGTAGGGGCTAGAATGGGTCGTGCTATCAATAGGAGACAAGTAGCTATGCGCCCTGATATTAAGGGGCAATTATTAAATGACCAGTATTTCGGGGCAGGAACAACTATTGACCCCATTCTTTCTACCCTACAAGGCAGGATTTGACAGGACAATGAATGACTTCCTTTCAAGCAGGATAATCCCGTACAAGGGGGATATGGTAGAAAAAGTAGCAGGGATTGACTACCAAGACAGGTTAGCATCTATAGCTCACATACCTAAGATGATGGAAAGATGGGAGAATCTACCCAAAGTAGAAAAGACTGTGCATAGGGGTATTGCTGATGATAGATTCTTCTGGACTAAAGACAAAGAACCTCAAGCTAGGTTTACTAGTGCATCTCAAGATTTAGGTATTGCCCAAAGATTCGCTCAGGCTGGCAGACCAGAAGGGGGACAAGTAGTTACTATTGCATCTAACACAGGCAGGAGACTGGCAGTAAAAGATGGCGAAGAAGAAGTATTGTTTGCTCCTATGACAAGCTTTGTTAAGTTGACCCATCCTGACTTACATATTGTTCAAAACAAAGCTTTGAAAGGAGAAACTTTGACCGAGAAAGAGTCAAGAATTTTGAACAGGACTGTTTATATGGATAAACAAGTGTCTAAGCTCCCTGCAATTCCAAGCTACGAAGAACTTAAGGTACTGTCTAAACAATATGGCAGGAAAGCAAAACACAATGAAATACTTAAAGGTATTGATTACGCTAAAGCTAAATGGAGTTGGACTGAAGCCCCTCAAGAAGCAATACAAGAAAGTCTCTCAAATCTAGAAGCATTAGCAAATAAGGTAAAAGGAGATTATGATTACAGAGAGGTTAAGCAAGCCCTATCAAAACAGTATGATTTTATAGACAGCTTCGTAGATGAAATACCCTTTTAAACTCTCAACCACATGGAAAAAGTAATACACAAAACTAAAGGGCTATGTACTATCTGGTCAGAGTTCAATGACTACTATGTACTCATAGACTCTAATGGCAAGAAGTTCCAGTCCCAATCACATGAGTTCACTAGACCTATCGATGTCAACTCAACTGAAGTACCAGCACACCTATCTTTCCTAGAGCAATGCTTCAAAGCTGATGTTGATAGACACCCCATAGATATCAATGACAACTCACTCCTCACGGATGACGTAGTTAAAGCTTTGGGGCTAGATGAAGATATAGCAAGGGTAATCGTAATAAATCGCCCTACTAGGGGATACCTTGATTACCCTCACCTATTAGACATCCTAACCGTTAACAACGTAACCCTAGACCATAAGACCATAGAACACTTCAAGTCTAAGTGTCTCATCATCTTTGGTGGTGTTGAGGAGTTGTATTAAAGTAGAATTAAACAAGTAATAGAGTGACATTAATGAACGCACCACAAGTACAACATCGCACCAAAGGGCTATGCACCGTCCTCAATGAGTTCAGCACATACCTTTATCTTCAAGCTTCTGATGGTAGTAGGTTTGAATCGGGCCTAAACGATATTATCCAAACCTTTACTGCCACAACCCCAGTCATTGTCACACCTACTCCCACCATAGCTAATAGCCCTGCACAAGTACAGGTCAACATCAATGATGAGTCCTTAACTGCCACTGACTTAGCTGAGTTAGTAAGAGGTATAGGTCGTGTTATTGCTAAGGGTATCATCACTAACCGCCCTAGTGGTGGCTATACATCTTTGGAACACTTAGTTGAAGTACTAACTGAAGCTAAGGTCAACTTTAACCAAACTACTATTGACGCTATCAAAGCCGATAACTCACTTGTGTTTGGGAATGTTGTGTCAAGTTAATCTATTACTATTTCAGATACAGTAGTAGTTCTTTTGACGACTCTATACTTTATCCCATCTAAGTCTTTAGATTGGATAGCAAAGTACACCTCGTCCAGTGTAAGGTGCTTAATATCGGTATCAACCCACATATCTTCTGTGATGAAGTATTGGACTAAATAAATAGTTGTTTCTTTTTCTACCCACATGGCTTAAATAATGGAACTTTCTGAACGTGATAAATCAAGGGTGCGCTTCCACTTAGGATACGCTGACTATGCTGGGATACAAGCGGGAGAGGTTGAGCAACTAGAGTTTGCTATGTCTACTGTTAGAGATGAGACTGTCCTCACCTATATCCGTAGTTACTTAGACACCCTAGATGCTATCTTTGACCTCTCAGACCCTACTAATCCAGATAGCTATACTCAAATACAACTCTTTGCAGGGGACATTAACCGTACCCGCACAGATAAGTCTCCCATTCAAACAATGAAGCTATGGGGGACTATCTATGATGCGTACTGTGATAAGTTAGCCAACACTTTATATGTCACCAACTTTAGGAATAAAGACTATGCCTATAGGTTTGCTAGAGGTAGTTCAGCCTATATCAATGCAGTGCCAGGAATGGCAGTTCCTAACGTTGGTAGTCGCATCTTTATGCATTCGTATTTAGCTTAATAGCTATAGACATAGTGGGAGTCTCTATTGTGTATGCCCCAAAACACCTACATTTTTCAACTCGCCATTCCCAAGCCCAACACCAAGCAGGAAAGAATGAAAGCCAAATAGCTATATTGCCTAACTCTATAATGATTAATCTATATAGATGCTAGGTCTAAACTTAATCTTCGTTTACTTTAACCCTCTCTTTAAGGAACTCAAGGCAACTATCAAGTAAAGCTTTGAGGTTAGGACTCCATAGAACATAAGTCTCTTGCTCCCAAGATAGCCTAATCTTCCAACCATTTCCTTTAGCGTGACCATCAACACTAACGCCACAGTCATCTAGCTCTGACTTATATCTAATGCCACTGTAGTAGCATAGGTCTGGGTCTAGCTTAGATAGGAATGTGTGTAGGTCATGATGGAGAGCTACGTTTATGTCGTTAACAAATGTCTCAGTCATCTTTGTGTGTCTCCCAGTACAAGGCTTTAGCAATCCATATAAGGATTATTAGTATTAGTCGTGCATCCATAAAGTAAAGTATCATAAGTGTATCAACCAATAGCGTAGCGTCTTTACGCAGTAGCTCCCATTAGTTGACCGTGTAATAGGGTAAACTATTGTCTTGTAACAGTCCTTTAGTATGAGAACTACTTCGTAATGGCATCCCCCAACACTGAACCTATCTTTAAAAAGATACCATTTAAAGCAATAGTATCTTTAAGTGATCAAGTCATCCCTCGTAATGGTGGAGACACTACTAGCTCTGCACTACTCCTTGTCCAAGCTGGACAAAATGGGTTAATCATAGAATGTATCCAAGCAATACCTGTAGCAACTAGTGGTACTGTACCTACTACGGTGCTACGTCTCCTAAAGAAAGGAGCTAATAGTAATAGACTCACCCTATGCTTGCCAGAGGTACAGCTAGTATCTATTGACTCCGCATCAGTTAATGATGCTACAGCCTTAGTAACTATTAATGTACCTCTGCCTGATTCAATACAAGGTGTGTTAGGAACTAAAGCGTTACTACTAGGCCCTAACGAATCCCTATACGCTGCTCTCTCCCAAAGTGTTAGTCCCAATGGGTATAACATCACTGCCCAAGGTGGGTTCTATTAGAGCTTACCAATGATTAGTTGACCTAGTAACCCAACAAGTACCCCTATCAGCGCACAGTAAATAACGTAATCCAAACTCATTATGGCATCCTACCGTTTCAATCGATTTGCTAATGACATTGCTCGCGTCAATGTCAACCTTACTTCTGACTCTTTCTACATTGCACTTGTAACCGCACTACCATCTACATCAGTATCAACTAGGGCTGACCTGACAAACGAAGTAGCTGGTGGTTCTTATGTGCGTAAAAATTTAGTTAAGACCACTGGCACTAATCCTGCGGTGTACCTATCTAACTCCTCTGCATTACGCTTTGACAACACAATATGGACAGCACTATGGGCTGCCACTGCTGCTCCTATTGTTGGTGGTGTAATCTTTAAGGGAACAGTAGCAGGTTCGGCTAGTACCGACATTGCACTAGGCTTTGTTGAATTAGTACCAGCCTACACACCTCCAACATCGCCTAGCCCAAGCCCTGCTACATTTACCTTTGTATGGAATACGGCAGGGGCTATATTCTTAGGGCAGTAGTTAAGGGACGATAATTAGCCCTTTGTTTTCTATTAATGGCTTAGGATTGATAGTATCTACCTCGACCACATCATCAACATCGCCCCTAACAAAGCTCTTGACCACAGGCATATCCCATAGCTCTTTAGGGATAGGGATGTTCTGAGCTAGGCAAATGCTGATAGTTCCATATATCTCACCTAGGACAAAGATGGAGTAGTAATGTCCAAGAATCACTTGCCTTTTTTCATCGCTAATATCTTCAGGCAGTTTGATATGTGGGAGTAAATTCTCATCAAACACTTCTTGCGGGTCTTTAACTTGTAGCATTTAGTTCTCTAGTATTATTAAATAAATCTCTCCCCTAGCGTAGCGTCTTATGTCCATCATTCCTTGCCGACAACTCCTAACCTCTTCACTAACGCTCTACGTCAGTTGGTGGGGGCAAGACACTAATGATGGATTAGCGCCCTCAACAGCTTTCCAGACTATACAAGCTGCCATACTAGCCTTTAGCACTAAGTATGATACTGGAGGTTATAACCATTTCATTTCACTAGCTGATGGGTACTACAATGGCGCTACCTTAACCGAAGTAACTGGTGGTGGTAGTATTACAATCACAGGGCAAGGGGCTACCACATTTCTTAAAGGTAATATCCAAGTCAACCAACGTAGGACTAAGTACATCCTTAAGAACTTAACCTTTGTTCCTGAGAACACTTTTGCTGTATCAGCACTCAATGGATATATAGAACTAGCTGAAGGCATTACCTATAACATCACACAAGCAACTAACCCCGCACTCTTAGTATCAGAGCTAGATGGTGTGATACGGGTGACTAACGACTTCGCCTTAACCTATACCACTGGCGTATTACCTACACTAGGGTTCACTCGTAGCAAGGGACAGATAAGACTAAAGGATATCCAAGTAACTGCTACTGGTGCATTGAATTGGTTAACTGCTTGCCTATGGTCTCAAAGTGGGGGACTCATAGATGCTCGTAATTTCAGGCATACAGGTAGTGACCCTACCACAGGGCTTAGATGGATACAAGAGAGTGGGGGTACTATTATTGGTGATAGCGGTACTGACATCTTGGGAGATACTGACGGCTCTGTAGCTCTAGTAACTCAAACAGAGCCTATCGTAATACCACAAGCACAGTTAGGGTTTAACTTACCTATCAGTTTCAGCACTGCTACTTATACCCTCTCGTAGTCTGACACAACCTAGCTCTCCTCATTAAATACTTTAATAGCATCCTTAAACCCTTGTGTAGTAGCAGGGAATATGGCAGATACTTGACCATGTTGAACTACCACATACTCATTTGAAGATGGATGCAGTGGGTATATGTTAATTGAAATAGAATAGTCTTCATTAGATACAATTTCTAATGTGTAGCATTCGCCCTTAAATTGGGCTTGAGTTAGTTTAGTCATAGCTTCTCTTAATCTTTCCCCCATAGCGTAGCGTCCTTTAGCATAAGAACTGGAAGTATAGCCACATGAGTACAATCACTCCACAACAACAACAATACTTTAAGGAATTGGTAACACCATTTCAGCCAATGGGTAGGTTACTCGTAGGCACTGACCTTAGAGGTACGCAATGTAATAGGTTTGGTAATGGCGAACTTAGACTAGTGGGATACGGTGACTCTAGTGGTGGGTACGCCTTTAGTCCATCTAACCAAGATGCTGCTATAGCCCCCTCATTCAATAGTGCTAACCTCTCCAACATAGCTAACTCGCTACCACGACTTACCGAAGTACAAGATAATGCGGGTAAGTGGATTGATAGCATCACACTTCATGCTCTTGATGAGTTCATAGAACAAACTGAACCACAGTCATTTATCGGTAATACCCTACGCATTTTCAGTAGTGGACAAAAGGACTTTAGAGGCGATGGTACTGGCAACCGCAATGTGCGTAATACATATATCCTTGTCGCAGAGATACCTATACCAGCACTCACTAGAGCTGATATACCTAGAAGCTTTACTGTAAGAGTGGGGGCTTATATCCCACCGTCAGAGAACATCTACCTAGGGTTAGCAATGCCACAACCCTACACAGTGTCCTTTGAGCTATGGGACTTGCAAGCTAATACTAGTATAGGTAGTGGCTTTTCTAGCTCTATAGGAGGGTCAAGCACAGTAGGTAATGGTAATGACCTAAGTGACTCCCTATCAGATACACCTGTAGATACACAGTTTGTATTACCCCTAACTTTTGCTAGTGCTACATGGGTGGTAGGGGCTGGTGCTACGGGGACTCAAGGGGGCTTTGGTGGTAGCAGTGGTTCTCCTAACGTACCACCGCCTACTCCTACCCCACCGCCTACTTCAGGCAATGCTCTTAATGTTAGAAGTTCTCCTAGCAGAGATAGTGACCCTAGTCAACCACCCCCTAGCACAACTACTAGCCCTAGTTCAAATAATAAGTCCACACCTCAAAACCCACCGCCATCGGCAGGGTGTACTCCTATTCAAGATTGTCAATGGCGTAAAGTATCAGTGCCATCTAATGTAGGCAAGGCTCAAGTCAACACTGGTGACTATACTGGCTTATGTCCTAAAGGTACTGTATCTAGAGGCATCATTGAATTTGAGACTGCTGGCACTTTTGTCCTTTGTTGCGGTGCTGCTACGTTCCCACCTAATAATCTAGGATGCACTTCACTAATGAAATGGTCTTGTGTTAGTGGTGGTACTTGTATTGAGAATGTGCTAGGTACTTATAATTCACTAGCAGAATGTCAAGCTGCTTTAGTCCCTGCCAACTTTACTGGTGGTCAATGTGAAGGGATTTTATACAATGTCGAAGTTAGAGGCAGGGTAGTAAGAAGGTCGGCGGAAGAACCAAACGGTCTGACCTTTAATCAAGTAATATTTTCTGGGCAACCGCCTAATGACAATCCTTATATCTTTGCCTCTCTTGCGGGTAAGATTACATCCGTTACAGCAACTGTTACAAATGGTTCTTGCAGTGTCTTTGTTTTATACAATAATGGGGCGCAACAAGCAGAGTGGTTCTTAGGCAACTTTGGGTATCCAGATGCAAGATTCTTAGATTTCAGAGTAGCAATTGTTCGTGTTGACGGTAATCCTGATAACTGTGGTAATCCCCCACCACGATGCCCTTAATCTATGTACAAAACAAACGACTACTCAGTTGGTTCTAAGGTTGTTCTTAGCCCTGACCAACAACAGACAATCAATAACCAATACAAGCGCTATATGAAAGCGCTTGAGTACACTAGTGACTCTGTAAGGTTTGAGACACCATCAATTGAGTCTGGTCTAATCTTAGATGCTAGGTTCCTTCGGAAGGATGAAGATAAGTTTATAGCTAAGAAAGAATCATTTGACTACAGAGTAACAGCGCGTGTCATCAATAACTCAACTGTAGCTCTACAATCTACTACCTATGTTGTAGAAGTAGAGGGCGTACCAGTTAGGTCATTAGGACGCTACTTCTATACAGTGCCTAACAATCAACCTCTTAGCCCAGAACAACTACTTATAGCTCAAGGCAAGGGGATAGATGGTCAATACACTGTACTTAATGAGCAAGGGCAATCCATAGCTCTAGTAACCACAGTGGGAGAGATTGTACCTATAGGCACGCCAGAGACAGTTATTTCCTCTATAGCTACAGGACAAGCCCTAGGGTATAGATGCACTTGCCCTGACTACTTAGGTCAACAAGCTGGCCTTATCCCTACCCTCCTAGGCGAACAACAAAAGGTGTTTGGTGTCCTAGGCTCTAGAGGGATATGTAAGCACGTGATGGCGGTACGAATTGTTAGGGGAGACGTTGTTACAGTCCCTCAGTCTCCTCCTATAATCGAACCTGACACTAACAAGAAAGTTAGGTGGGATGGTGTAAAAGAATTTGGCAACAAACGCTCTAAAGTGAAATGGTATTAAGCTATCCCTAAAAGGGATTAAATAAAACACGGTCTATAGTTGGCGGTGCATGTGGTACTGAGTTTCAATCCCTGAAAGGGATTATAAGCCAAGACCCTGTAGTTATATTAAACCATAGAGCGCGAGTCCAATCGGAAGGTCAACTGGTCAAGCGTTAAGGAGGTATCTAATTGTGGAAGCAAGGGGTAGAGTTAAGTGGGTTTAATCCTCCCAGTGTTCATACTTACTCTCATCAATAGCATTCATTACATCCCAGATACCTCTGAGATACCAACCCGCAGCAATGAAGCTACCAGCTATAACAATCCAAGCGAATAAAGTCATAGTCCACCTAACGCAATAAGAACAAACATACCCATGCAGATAAGAAAGCCTAGTGCTGTGTATCCCACAATTACTAGTTTTAGGATTAAATCGATGTCCATGTTATCCTCAATATATTTACCTCATAGCGTAGCGTGATAGTATATGGACAACACTTATTACCCTCTAACCCCATGTCTTTCACTAGCTCCTTTCGCGCACTTGCCAATAGTACCGATGTATCTGGCAACCAACGTTCCGTCATCCTTGGCACTGCTATCCTAACTACTCCAACACTTACCTATACTTCTATCGCTTCTACAGCAGCGCAAGACCAAACTACCACAGTATCAGGAGCGTCCCTTAGGGATATTGTACTTGTGGGAGCGCCTGCACTTGTAGCTGGTTTAACTCTAACAGCCTTTGTCAGTGCTGCCAACACTGTAACTGTACGTTTACACAATGCTACTGGTGGTGCTGTTGTCCCTGGGGCTTTAGTGTTTAACGTACTTGTACTCAAGCCATAGGAAAGGTAGGCATCAACCTAATAAAACTATGATTAATGGCTCTAACATACGACTACCCAATGGGCAATTCTCCACACTAGTCACGCCTGTCAATAAGGATGGTGTTACTCAGCTTATAACGCCTGTAGATGCTAATGGTAATGTGATTACTGGTGGAGGTTCATCTGACCCTAGCCAAATCACAAGCGAAACAGCGCCGACTACTCGTGTAAATCCTAGCACTGGGCTTCCTTCTGGGGGTGATCCTTTGCAGATAGGCGATAGGTGGTACAAGCCAAGTATGGGACAAGAAGGTTTTTGGAATGGTACTTTATGGCTAACTATAAATCAATTCAACCTTTCTGGTGCTGTATCGACTGCGGCGGCATCAGGAGGCTCTAATAATTACAATGTATCTCAGCAAAGTCTTGGCGGCGGCGAAATATTTGGCGGGATGTTTGTTCGCAATTTGCGGATTAAATATCGGGCTGTGGGGACTATTACCTTGCAGAATAGCTCTAATCATAGAAGAATCGCTTTTACTATTAGAGGGTCATCAAATGCGATACGGACTTTCAACTTTAATGCAAGCTATTTGCTAGATGGCGTTCAATATCCATTTGCAACGAACGATTATCAATTTATAGAAATTCCTATAAATGCGGTTGTTCCTGAAAATGATTTGGCACCAATAGTAGCATTGTCGGGTATTGTTGGCAGTCCGAATTTTACTATGGATTCGGCGTTTTCTTTTGATATTAGAGGGATAATGGTATGAAACGTAGCTCAACTACTTTATTTCTGGAATGTCCTAATACTGTGCTGCCTGTGCCTTGGTCGGGCATTGAGAATGTGGTCTCCAATATTCAATCTGCTTACCAATCGCCCACAAGAGAAGTGGCGATTGCATCATGGGATGCTTTTGTAGCCAGTGGCGATGAGTTAGAGGTAATTGCCGATCCAGAGCCAGCGCCGCCACAACCTGATTGGGATGGATTCATGGCTGATTGTGATGATGTGTTTGCGGCAGGATTGCAAGCTAACTACCTTGTATTCACACAGATATTTAATATGCTCCTTGCTCTTAAAGGGAAGGGCGCATTAGATGAGTCTAGCCCAGAGTGGAGATGCTTTGCCTTTAATTATCAGATAGGCAAAGCATCTCTCACCCCAGAGCAGATTGCACAAGTAGAGTTGTCAATGGCTAACAACAATATTCCTGTGCTGTCCTAAAGCTTCATCTACTAACCTATAAACTTCTCTAAGGAAATAGGTAGTGTGTAACATTAGTAACTCATAGCTATCCCAACCCTCTTGCCAATAGACTAACTCTCTAAAGTCAAGTGCCATAGACCACAACCCAACTTCACGACAAGCCTCTACCCACTTATCTCTTTTCCTTTGACCTGCAAGGTCAACATCGGGGATAAGTAAAGGATAGAGGCTTTTGTCTTTGAATTGTTGTGCATATCTCTTAAGGTCACTACTAGTCCAGCAACTACCTTGAGGGCAAGTAGCAGCTATACCATGTAACCACCATGCTTGTACTGACTTCTCACCCTCTGGTACTACTACTAAGTTGCCCGCGCCCATGGGTATCTTATCAATTAAGTACATATCCCAAGGTTCATCGCCTTTGCCTAATCGTCCATTAGAGTATTGCCTAAAGGTTTTGTCCCTAACTAACTCTCCATCCTCTGTGGTAGTCATCCTCTCTATACGTTCTGTGTATTGAGTAGAGCTATAATTATATCTCTGTATTCGCTTATCACCATCCCACCTATAGCTAGGCGCTCTAGGTTCTACATGAATAAGTTCTAAGTGCTGTGGTGGTACTATAGATGGATAGACTTTAGGCTTAGATGCTTTCCACTTGTTAAGAGATACGGTGTTAGAGTCATAGGACTTAACACCCATAGCCTCTCTTATCTCGTGGCACTGACAACCAGCCCAGCATTGATAAGCTCCTGCGGTGAAGGTAGGGCTAGTATGTTTCTTAACAGTCAAGGTATCGTTATCACAGACAGGGCATAGATAACGATACTCACTTGGGGACTCCTTAACTAAACGATGGGTAAGGAGGTCTATGTGGTCAAGCATATTAAACATTAATAGACCTCACAATATTCTTCCCATTCCTAGAAGACGTAATTGTTATAGAGATACTGACATCTAAAGCCTTAGCAAAAGATTCAATTGCTTCAAGTGGAATACTTCTCTGGTCGGTTTCCATAAATGAAATCGCTGCTTCAGAATAGCTGACCTTGGAAGCTAAAACTTCCTGTGTCAACCCAGCTTCTTTCCTTAGCGCTCTCAATGTTTTTGCTACTTGTGTTCTTAAGTTCATACGCAATTAGATAATATAAGGACTATCTAATTGCGTAGCACTACTTATATTGCTTTGAGAGCTTTAAGAACTAGTCTTGGAGCATGATGAACATTACCCCAATTTAGTTTCTTTTGCAGCCACTCATCAGCATTAACTAAGACACCATCATGAGTACACATCAAGCCAGTATCAGGGAAGTACCATAGCTTATTGTTTCTTTCATGCAGCACTTTAATGAAGTATTGAATATCACCCTTCTTGATGTGAATTAGTGCCATCTTCAACCTCAAACAGTGGGAGTTCTTCTATCTCAGTCTGCTCAACACCAAACGCATCTTCTATAGCCTCATTAACCACAGCACACCATACCCTATAAGGATGATTGATACGCTGTCCAAAAGGATAGACTTTATTCAACTCCCTCCTAAGTTTAGAGCGTGTCATTAATCCATCCCTACAAGATTGTCTGTGTTGGACTAGGACTGGATTGATTGCCTTTAAAGCTTTATCTTTCCAAGTCATTCTATTCTCAGTCCTCTATATACTATCCATCCCCATAGGAGATAGATAGTTGTAGGTTAAAGTCCTAACGCCCTAGCAACACCATCATAGGCTTTGATTTGATAATCAGCGCCCTTGTGGAGCTTGAATACTTCTGTGCAAGCCATGAGGAACTGATAAGACCTACCCATATCTAAGAACTCAGAATGCTTAGGAGCAATAAACTCTTCCCAGATAAGCTTAATATCTGTAGGAGCAATGATATTAGATAGGGTTAAATCAACTAGGATTTCTTTAACCACGCTATCATCCAAGTATTTGCTACTCATGTTTTCAAACCTGTCAAAGAAGCTGTCAGGTTTAGTAGTTGCATGAGTAGATAAAAGCTCAGAGAACTCCCTACTCAACTCATCTATATTCTCAGCACTGGTGTGTTTCCTAGACACAACACCACCATTCTCATAAGACGCAAGCACCTTATTAGAACAGACCATAATCTTAGTTCCTACGCACAACCCAGCACTCATGGACTTATCATAAGAGTTACGTCCACCGATACAAAGTGGCATATCATTGACTTGAGCATCAGTCTCTAACCACATGAACATCCTATCTCTCTTAGGAGTAAGCCCAAAGGAAGTAGTGACAATACCAATGCCAATATCACTAAGGACTTGGTAGGCATTGCGGTAGAGGTCAATGTGAGGTAGTGGATAGTAGGTTGATGTACGTGCTACTTGTGGTAGAAACTCGTCATCATTTAATCGTGATGCATCTAATACATCACATCCTTTAAATATCTTTGGCATTGTTATTCCTTACTTGTTTAATCTTCTTGTCTTAGGTAATGAAGGGTTAGGCTTGTCTTTCCAATGGTTAAACAAACCCAAATCTTTTTCATGTCTAGCCATAGCCTTAAGGATACAAACCCCACCAGCTAATGAATAGAAATCACCACGCTTCTCTAAAGCTTTGCGAAAACATCGCTCACTATACAAAGCTAGTCTGTCCCACTGCCCTAGCGTAGTTAGCTGATTAAAGTTATTGTCAGTATCTCTTAGGCAATACCAAGTGATGTCACTATTAACTAAGCTAATCCCACACTCTTGAGCAATAGGAAGATAGTACTCTTGATGAGTACATTCCTTATTCATGTATTGTTGTCTTGTCCACATCGCCTTACTCAATAGTTTTACCTATCAGCGTAGCGTCCTTACTTAGCTATAGAACGAGCCACTTCCTTAAGCACACACACCACTTCACCCCTAGCCATGACACCACCAGCTTTACGGAAAGCTGTACTCATCCTTTGTGCATTGACCATAGAAACTAGGTCAACCCAACCACTAATGTTATTGAGTAAGCTATCCTCTTTTACCGCCTTTCTTAGCTCATACTTAACGTATAAAAGCTTAGTGGCTAACCATTCACTTACTAACTGCTCAAGTTCTTCATAGTTGTAATAGTGAGCTATGCGTGAGTAGTAGTCTTTGTATGTAATGGTCTTGTTTAAATAATCTTGTCTATCGGTCATTATTAATCTCTGTAACTATTACCCACTAGCGTAGCGTCTTGAGAATGAGGTATAGGTGTGAGGTATAATGTGGCTAACTATTAACTGCTCTTTCTATGGATGTACTACAGCCAATTATCTCAACTTTAGGTGACTTTGTTTCTCCAGCAGACGCAGATTTAATTAGTAATCTAAGACAGGCTACTCAATCAAGTAACTTGCTTAATGAAACACTGCTCAATAGACGCATACCTAGCCGTCAAAGAATAGCTAAGTCTGCGGGGCGTATGGCAAAAGATCTATTGCGTAACCCTATAAGCACGGTTAAACAAGGGTTACAAAGAGATTATGCTGCAAACCAACTAGCGGTTAGACTTGGTAGTAGCAGGTCTAAGATAACTAAATCAGTCATCAATTCATTTAAAGACCCTATCAAAGATTTAGCTGTAAACATAGGTGGCTTTGCTGGTTCCGTAGCTCTAGGCTCTATGGGGCTACCAGCACAATTAGCAGGGGACTTTGGTGGGGCGTTCATTACCCGTAGAGCTATAGATGACATCCAAACAACTAGAGAAGTGTTCAAAGAACTTAAAGGTATGGATTCATGGAGAAAACAAAACCTGTTAGGCAAAACTACGTCTCTAGTTAATACAACTGGTCAGCGCATTATAGATAAGTACAATCAAACCCCTATGCCACTACTAGATGACACTGTAGGTTGGGCTGTAGGTAATTCGGTTGCAGAAACATTACCATTGCCAATACCATTCAAAGGTGCTGGCGTAGCATTAGTCTATGCTCCTACATTAACTGATGGAGTAAGAGAACTGATGTCAGGCACTCCACTTGGTCAAGTAGTCTCTAATACTAAAAAAGCATTAGGCGAAAGAACTAAAGAAGTATTTAAACAAGGCTCAATGAGAGAGCTTGCTGCTAGACAGAAATTCAATAGTCAACTAGAGCAAGCCCTATCTCCTATGAATCTGACCAGAAGATTAGCAAGGATGTAGCTACTATAAGAACAGCTAAATATATCCAATAACTTTCCATAACATTCTCTATAATTAATCATTCTTTAGCGTAGCGCCCTTGAGGATGGAGTATAGGAGTTGAGCAATAGGTCAGAGATATCCAACACAACACCCAAGGCTATATCCCATATCACATACTTCCAGTGGGGTTCTCTATGTTCATCAAGGATATCCCACTCCATACCAATGACTTGTACTAAGTCACCATCATCATCCTTAAGTAAGTCACCCACACCAAACTTAGGCTTACTCATTACTAAAGGTGCTGCGTCATCTCTACGATAACTAGCTTCAAGTGCATCATATTTAACTATTGACTCTGACATAATATATACTTGTCTTAATTGTTATCCCATAGCGTAGCGTATGTCTGGTCGTATTGCATTGATGGTTAAAGGGCTGCCATCTATTCCTATAGATGAAGCTGTAGAAAGGTTTGGAAAGTACTATCCTAGCAGCAGGACTGAAGTGTTTCACAAAAGCCCTTCATTTCTTGGGAAAGTTACAGGCAATAGTGTTTCTTTTACTAATGCAAGCACAGGGACATATGAGGGAGGGCAAGGGATTAACAAGCAAACTATGGGGGACTTAAGAAAACTTCAGGAAGACTTCAATAGATACATAACAGAAAACCCAGGGATATACATTAATGATCCTACTAGCGCTTCAAGAGCAAGGCTTTATAAACGAGTAGGATTTAATAGCAATTCATTAACAGGGACTCAAGCTTTAGATGCCCGAAGGATAGCTGACGAAGACCTACCTTATGTTAAAGCTTTAGATTCAGCAATTCATCAAGGAGCTACTAAAAATGCTCTTAATATAAATGCAACTCCAGCTTTTCTTAAAAGCGGAGATAAGGTCTCGTCTATGTCAAGAATTAATCCAGATTTAATCTTGTCAGCGCTTAGAGGCGGGAATGTTAATAATATATTGACTGAAGCAGTAGACTATGCTTTAAGTTCTAAGCCTACATTTAAACTAAGAAATCAAATTAAAAGACGCTCTGCTCGACCACCTCTCCCCCCTATGCCTGAAAACCTTCTCAGCTTTGTTACCAGTATAGACTCCGACCCACTCTACTCCGACCCATTCTAAACTTATGCCAGCCCTAACCCTAGCACAACAACTATCAACCCTCCTAGCCAACACCTTTGTTTTTAGCCAACAACTACACAGCTTTCACTGGACATATGCTGGTCAAGGTTTCATATATCTACACCCATTCTTAGGCGATGACTACTCCAATACCTATGAGTCAGTCGATACCTATGCAGAGGAAATACTAACCCTCAACTACGAACCACCAACTAGACTATCAGAGTACCTGGCCCTATCTACCTCCATCAAAGAACTACCCAAGATAGATGACCCTGAGAAGATACTCCACATAGCCTACAGTGGACATAATATCCTTGGTGAACTAATCAAAGGTGTATTCAAGACAGCAGAAGAATGTGGAGCTAATGACATTGCTAACTACCTAGCTGAACGTCAGAACTACCACTACAAACAAGCATTCTTCTATCGTGCTGAGTTAGGCATCAAAGTCCCTTCAGTGTTTGAAGCATCTAAGCCCAAGCTTCAGACTAACGCATGATTTGGCTAACTACTCTTTATAGGTAATGCCCATTCTCTTTGGGAGATAGCCAGAGATAATACGGTTGTGATGTAACTCAAGAACACAGCCTAACTCTACATCCCATATTACATAATGCCAATGTGGTTCATTGTCTACATCAGTAATGCGCCATTCAATACCAATGATTTGAATTACTTCACGCTTTCTGTTCTGAAGCAGTTGACCTAAACTAAAGCAACATTTAGGTAAAACTAAAGGCGCTGCGTTATCCCTGTGGTAACTGGCTTCAATTGAATCATGCTCAACTATTTGTTCTGACATAATATACTTAATCTAATTGTTTATCCCATAGCGTAGCGTATGTCTGGTCGTATTTAGCCCCCAATTCTAGCAGTGCTATAACCAAGCAAATCAGTAGGTCTATTCTCATCAAGGAGTATCCACTTAAAGATAATCCATTGTTCATTAACCCCATTAACACGACACTTATAGATAGGGTACTTAGATGACTCATCCTTTCGTGGTGGTGGGGTATTCCAATCCCTAGTCACGGGGTTAGACTCACTGCCATAAGGAAAAGGTATAGGCTCACTTAAGTTACCCCATATCTCATCACTCCCATCCCACACCTCTAGTACTTCTAGTAATGTGTTCTGGATAAAAGGATGGGGCAACACTTCACCTATATATCTAGGATAAGTAGTTATGCCTGACTGTATTGTTGTGTTAGGTATGTATTGAACTGATGTTTGACCCATCACTCTTTGCCTACAGATAATAGATGACCTATTAAGTCTAACTTATCAGCGTACATCCCAAGGTCAATATCGACACACTGCCAATGCTCACTGCATGGGGCTACATGAATACCACCATCCATCAATCGATAAAGGTAAGCCCAATAACCTATGACTTGATACACAACACAAGGCGAATCGTACTGCTTAACCATACGGGCTAAGTTATCATTGCTCTTTTGAGCAACCTTAGATAGTTTAAATAGTACGATATCACCCTTAGTCATTGCAAGGAACTCACATCTTACGATGCGCTCAACTCAGGATACATCTCATAAAACTTCTCGACCTTCTCAAGCCACATTCTATTAAACCAATCCTTTTCCATACCATTGATAGATAAAGTTTGGATACCTTTAGCCGTGACTACCAACACAATGTACTGCTCTACATAGATACCTAGTGATTCCTGAAGTGCAAGGTCATAGGCGCTTTCTTGCATCCCCGCTCTACGAAACTTCATGTTAGCTCCATAGTTTTCCCTCCATCCTTCAGGTGGTGCGAACTCAATACCTTGCGCTCTACACTCAGCCAACCTAGCATTGAACGCTTTCCAATCAGGGCTAACCTTAGAGTAGTTCTTGTCAGAGGTCTTGAGAGAGATAAGCGATAGTTTAGTCTCACCTTTAGCATTAGTGTAGTTACCCACAAAGTCAGGCACACCAGCATAGCGATGAGTCTTAGAGCTAATGAACTCCTGCTCCTTAGCAATCTTAATATCTGGATGATAGAACTGCCTTTCACTCCTAGGGATATCAACACAATCTAGTAAGCCCTGACTCCATATAACATCAGTAATCTGAGCAAGGATGGATTTACCTGTAGCCTTGATTGGCTTGAGTATTGCATCCATGAATGGCTTTACATCCTCTGGTAAACCCCATGATGTAGGTAGTACACGACTCTCAGGGTCTAAGGCAAAGTACTTAGAAAGACGGTCATCAATGAGAGAACCCCTATCCTTTGGCTCTGTCTTACCTTCGTTCTCTGGGTCAGCTTTCCACTTCTCAGACCAGTTCTCTAGTCTAGTTTGTGCTGCTCTAGATTCAGTACCACTAAGGATAGTTGTAACGCTAGGAGCGTCAAATCCCCACTTGGTAGGGTAGAACCTAGCACTGCTTGTAAGCTTAGATTTAGTCTCAGCTTTCTTCTTAGGCTTAGTTGTAGCCATAATCTATTCAGTTCCCTTTACTCCAATGGAGTTATTAGTAATGAATAGATTATAGCATGTTACGGCACTGGTGGGTATGGACAAGGCGGTAATGATGGGATAGTATCATCATCTTCTTCCATTACTTTGAACCTCTTAAATTAACAGCTTGTTCTTTTGTTAGACAGATAACTCCATAGGGAGTAAGGACTGTCACTTGGTTGGCTCTACACTCAGATGTATTGAGTAGTAGAGCTAGTATGATGTTTTCTAGCATTTGTGTTTACCTCGTAGGTTATGTTTATTGTAAATGGGAATAGCTAGAATTGAACTAGCGGCGGTTCAATGTTCTGGTTTTACAGACCAGCGTGACACTTACCAACAGTCACCATATTCCCTGACAGGTAAGGTAGGACTTGAACCTACGACTTGACAACAGTATTAACCGTCCTCCCCTCTAACCATCTGAGGTACTTACCAACCGCTAATGTACTTTTCGGCCCATAGCTGCCGTAGTTGTCTTTTTGAGTGTTCAACATCACTCACATTAGTTTTTTATTTAAAGACCTAACCCTTGTAGTAAAAGTCTCCATACCTTCCTGTTTCAAGACTGTTCGGGTGCATGGTTCGATAGTCTATAACCGCTAGTTAAAGTGTAGTAGGTTATCTTCACTTGTGTTTAAAGTTATCTGTTTCAATCCCTAAGAAGGGTTAGCCAGCATCTAACACTATCCCCTAGCGTAGGGGCTAAGAGATAGTAGTCAGGACAATGTGCCGCATCGTCTATCCAGTAGCGTAGCGTCCTTGAGGATAGGAGCTTAATGGTTAGTCATTGAGGATAAAGCTATACTTCACCCTTAGTGTCTTTGCCATTAAGGATATCAATAGCGCCCAACACTTCGCCCAAAGCTTTAGACAGTTTGACCTGGGCTTTGTGTTCCTTGGAGTTAGGTCTGCCTGACAACATCTCAATCTGTGCTTTGCGAAGGATATCAACGCAAGCGCTGACCATTTCTGCAATGTCGTATCTACTATCTCTCTGCAAGTTAGCAGGGGTGAATAGAGATAGCTGAGATGCAATGGTACTCACGGGCATACGGTACTCCTCAAACGCGGTAATCTCTGCTGGTGGGTTTTCCATGGTTGCTAATGCACTGGTAATATCAAAAGTTTGAGCGCGGTCTAACTGATCTGGATTAGTCATCATGTAACTAGAGCCTTCTCCTTTGCCGCCAGCAATAGTTTGAATTTCCCAGCCAGCTTTCTTCAGCTTGTGGATACAATCTGATGGGCGGTTAATCTTTGCATAGTCCTTTAAATCATTCTCATGGTGTTGACCACCAGTAGCAAGGAGAGAAAGGACTAACAATTGACTAGGCGCTGTAGGGGCTTCAAGAAATGCAGTCATACGTTTAGCTATTAGATAGTGTTAGTTCTATCTAATAGCGTAGCGTTACCTACTCTTCGTCTAAAGACGTATCATTGGCTGAATCATAGTCATCATCATCTTCATCATCAGCATCTTCAATATCATCTAGCTCCTCTTGAGTCAACTCATAAGTAGCATCATTGAAAGCAATAGGCGCTGTGACTTCAGGCTGACGTTGAGCTAACTCAATATCAAGACCAGCCACTTCTACAGTATCTTGGCAATTACCACACTCACCACCACAAGGAGAGAGTGCTGTGACTTGAGTAAATGCACCACGGGCTACATCCTTAATTAAGGACAGTTGTTGTGTTGTGAGAGCGTTGAAGTCAATAGATAAGACTTCATTTACTAGGAATAGCTTAGTCTCGGCATCTTGAACCATAGCTTTAGTTGTGGCTGTGTAAGGGTATAAATAACCTTGATTCCCGCGAGTAACTTCTTCTCCTGTGGCAGGATTAAAACGCTTGCCATTGTCTAAGATAAAAGACTTCTCGTTAGACACCATTACTTTTGCAACCTGTAATCCGTGAAGATATTGATTGCTATAAGTATGAGCATCAGCATAGTAGATTACAGAGCCAGCGTGAAGTTCAGAAGGATGTACGGGGTCAGTTTCAAATAGGTTTGTCATTATTGTTTAGATTCAGGTTGAGGTTGTGGTTCAGTTGGACAATCTGGATAACCAGGAGCGCAATCAACACCCCTTGATTCACAGCCAGCTAACAGCACAACTAGAACGCAAAAGATGTTGATTATTCTCATGGTTTTGGTTAAGTATTGAATGAGGTAAGATGTGTCACGCAACTACAAGTACGCAATATCTTTTTACAGGTTCCGTTTAGCTGTCAAGAATCCTCGTCCAGTTACGTCTTCCAAACCTCATTATCTTATACGTCTACAGTTGTATCAAAGTCAGCGCCGTCATCTACAGCAGCACTTAGCATCACAGGCACATTACCCTTGAGAGCATGGTACTGAGCAATAGCAACAGCATCAATAGTTGCATTGCCAGTAATAGGGACAAGATTGCCATCGTAGGCTTGTTCTCCAATCTTAGACACAATCTCACGACCTTCACCCTCAATCCATGCAGCTACTTTCTTCAAGTATTCCTTGGTAGTCTTGTCAACCTTAGCATCGTCAACAACTGCAAACTCTAGAGTATCAATACCCTTACGGTTCTTGGTTTCATACTTGGATGGTTTGAATGTGGTAACAACTTCGTAGAGAGCTTTACCACTGTTCTGCACTACCGCCATGTGCTTTTCAAAGTTCTGTTGAGCTTTGGTCACAAGGTACGTTGCAATCAATGAACCAACTGGAAGGAACTCATGCTTGTTCTTAGGGCTAGGCAATACAATCCAATAGAGAACCCAAATCTTTTCAGTGATAGGAGTCACTTCTTTGGTTTGCTCATCTTCACGGGTGCGGAGTTCACCATAGAAGTGTGATAGACCTACAATAGCTGCATCGGGATAAATGGGGTTGTCATTCTCATCACGAATAAATCCATCTGCCTGAAAAGCAAAACATCTTTCCTTATTGTTGTAACGCAAGGGAAATGGCGGTACTGATACTTTAATGTCACCAGTGGAAGGTTTTTCAAATACAATGGTCATGCTGTTACTGTTACTGTTTAGCTAATTGAACTGGGGAGTAAGGGCGTACAGTTAGACTAATTGACGTTGCTAAAGATACGCCCTTACATGGGTTTAAACCATCCCCTACTGTAAGACAGCAGGAGATAGCATAAGGGTTGTCCTTTGGTTAGCTTGCAAGACACCTATGGATATACCCCATCCCCTAACGTAGTCATTGCTGGCAAGCCACGCTATACGTTAAGAGATGAGGTTCTGGTGTGAGACAAAAAAGAATCAAGGAGTTGAGTAAGGCAATCCTATCCTCTCCCCTAGTAGCGTAGCGTCCTTGAAGATAAAGAACTGGATGTTTAGCCCTTGGGTAAAGACTTTGGAGTTTGTGACCTACGAACTCTAATGTGCTTGCCTTGTGTTACATCAAAATAGCGTTCTAACGCTTGATGAGCGTCATCAAAGTTGGCTTTGACATACGCACTGTTGTAAGAGTAAGTAGTAGTAACTGTTTTTGTAAAGACTTGTGGATGTTCTTTACACAGCTTTTCCATAAGCTCTGAGTCTTCTAGGTCTATACAACATTCAATTTTAATAGGGTTGTTCTGAATACATATAGCTTCAGCACTACCTTCTAGTCGATTACCTAACTCATCGCTCAAAGCAATGATGGATTCATCAACAAAAGACTTAGCCCTCTCCATAGATTGAGCGTACTCCTTGATAGCCTTAGCCCGTTCCTTATAGAACTCAGCATTAGACTCAAGACGTTTCCTTAGTTCAATGAGTAAGTCAACACCAGCTTCCTGTGTTTCAAGGATGGACTGTAGTTGAGATAGGAGTTGTGAGTTATCAGTATTCTCATCGCCTAGTAAGTCCACAAGTTCATCTGCTTGATGTGCAGTAGCTCTTACTAGGGCCAATTCATTAGGAATGTATTGTGTCATTGCCGTCATTAATTAAATTACCCCACCACATAGGTGAGGTATTCATGGACTAGCCAACACTAGAGAGCATGGCTTCAACTGGAATAGCTGGCAACTCTACGGTAGGCTTAGCAATAGCACTGAACTGAGCGCTTAGGTCTTGTGCTGGTAGCTCTGACTCAATGAGTGGTAGCTTAAACACAGGATGTCTATTATCTGCATAGGCAATAGCCAACTCGGCTGCTAAACCTAAGTTATAGGGATGATAGAATACTCTGCGCCCATATTCATCATGGTCAACAAAATAGCAATACTTTTCTTCAGGCATAGTTTTAGTTCATAAATGATTACCCCACTCCGTAGAGCAGGGTAAAGGATTATTTGCAGGTCATATGTTTGTACCAAAGGGGACGACTACGTTTAGTCAACTCAGACTACGTTTAGTCAACTCATATTAATATTCTACCCCCTAGCGTAGCGCTTGAGGATAGATACTTGAAAGTTAGGCAAGGTCGTAGCTAATTAACTCTACTTTGTCAGGGTAAATTTCAGCGCCTAATGTAACGCTATCTAATACTTGTCTAGCCGCATCCTCTCTGGACAATGCTTGAACTGTGTGATTAGACTCTACACCATCAATTTCTACTACCACATTGTAGTATGGTGCTGTGGCAAGGGCAGCTTTACGCTCTTGAGCTTCAGCATTAACAGCTTTAAGATTAATGGTATCGACTGCCAATGCAATAGCACGATGGTAGGCAGGTTCTAAATAGAACTTACCCTCAATAAGACCTTGCTTGAGGTAGCAGATAGAATCTACCATCTCCTCAATAGCATCAGTCTCGCAATCACGACCGTTGTGCGCTTGTAATGGTGTACCGTATTCTGCTAGTCCAATAGCTTTGCGATTCCATACTTCCATGCAGAGTAGATTAGTACCTGAATGAAGTCCAGTCAGGTCAAGAATAACTAGGTCATGAATAGAAGCGGTAGTTTTCTTGATTGGCGCTGGCTGTGTTGATTTAACAAGACAATACAGTTGAGCAAATTCCTTAAGCTTAGAATTATCAGCCTGGACTTCTGACACGTGTTCAATCTC